ATCGACCACGTCAAAATCAAGGGCCGGGTTTAAGATTTTCTCAACAAGCGGATACTCTACTCGGTAACACGGACCGCCGAAGTTATTGCCTGCCGTGGTGATGATAAATAAAAGCGGTTGGCGTCTGGCTACCATCCCCGTATTAATGACTTCCAGGATATCGTCAGCGGGATGGGCGTGATATTCATCGATAAGACCGCATTGAGGGTTTAACCCGTCACCGGTCTTTCCGTCGTCTTTTGAAAGGGCCCGTAAAATAGAATCGCTTTTAGGATGCTTTATAACGCCATACGATTCGTGCCATTTACCGGTAAGTAACGGGCACCTTTTTAGCATAGCTACGATTTCATTGTAGATAATCTTAGCCTGTAGGGTCTTAGTCGCCCCGATATATACTTCACTCATGGGCTCACCGAGAGCCATGAGTTCGTAATCGCCGACGATGGACAGCGACTGGGACTTGGCATTTTTTCTGGCCACCTGCCAGTAGGCCCTACGAAAGCGCCTAAGGCCTGTATCTTGATGGACCCATCCGTAGACGTTGCCGAAGATAAACCGTTGTATCGGAACAAAGTCTATCGGCTCGCCGGCAAGGACGCCTTTGGTATGCCGATGTAAATGCGCCCAGTTAAAAAAGCGCTGCGCCTTTTCTTCGTCAAACACATACGGAAAGGTCTCCGTTCCCGCACGCTGAACATCTCTTAAAAAACGTTTGCACGCCCATCGGTGCTTTTGGCATACATGGGCCGTGTCCTTTATGCAGTTATGGCTATACTCAATAAGTTCTTCAAGTAGCGTCATACATTACCAAATCCTTTATCGCCCAACGGATCGGCCTTCTTAGGCTCTTCTTTGGGAATGTTCTTGGCTTTGGCCAAGGGATTTAAAAACATTCGGTCTTCCATTTGAACGAGTGAATTCATTTTAGCGTTAATGGCCTTGTCCAGATTTAACAGCCCCGATACGGACAGGACGTATTCTATCTTTTCAAACATTTTTTCCGCTCGTCTTGTTCCGTACTTTTCAGCCAGCGCCTCGACGGCGGTAATACTTTCATCCGGTGAGAAATCTATCTCCCGAATTTTCTCCCGATGATGCAATAAATCCAAATATTCAGAAAAAGTAACACAGTATCTGGCCATCATTCCCACGTCAGCCGAGCTTACAAAATCGATATTTTTATATAATTTTACTATCTCTTTCCACTTTTTATGGGCCTCTTTATCCGCCCGAACATAGCTCGGACAGACCAATTTTTTATCGCCCAATTTCACTTCCGACTGCTGCCTTTTTTCTATCTCAGCCGCAGTAAGATGCCGTTTGTTCCCCTTCATGAGATGAAGAGCAACAGGCACCGCAGGTCTTCCTCCAGGCATACTATTACCTCCGTTATCCCGTAAGGGGAATTTCACGAACTTTTTAAGAAGAAGAGGCCAAAACGGTCCGGCGTTTTAAGGTAAAAACTTTTTTGACCGGGGGGCCTTTTCTCATTCTCATTTAAAACTACATTTTCTCAATTATGAGAGCAGTGGCCAAAGCCGCCGTCTTCTCTGGCGGTCTTACGATTGTGGCACACGTGATTCATGGCTTGCCAGTTCTTCGTATCCCAGAACAGCTTCTGATTACCTCGGTGCGGAATGATGTGGTCCACCACATCTGCGGGTAACGGCTGTCCTGATGCCTTGCACCGCTCGCATTCACAGGTAGGATGCTCGGCTAAAAAAGAAAGCCTGGCTTTATTCCACTTCGAACCATAGCCTCGTTTGGCAGCGCTTTGCCGTCTGCTATCGTATGAAGTCTTGCGGTGCTTTTCGCAATACCTGTCACGGGTAAGCTCATGGCAGCCCGGATAACAGCACGCATGTAAACTCTTTTGCGGCATCTCTTCACCTCCTTGATACAATGCTTCAAGCCAGACATTTATCTGACTACTTATTGCTAAATAGCATTGTGCTTTGACAAATACGAATAGACTATACAACATGTCGTTTCTCTCATTCTTTTATTCGTAAGATTACTACGTGTAGTATCTCCGTCACCCATAAGCTATCTACCTAAATACTTTACAATTTTTAAAATTAGATATATTCTTATAGAAGGATTTTCAATCCTACATGGTCTAAGTCCACTGTGATTTAGACAAGACAAAATCTTATTTTGTCGACCTCTGGTAAAGGAATAACCCCGAGTCATAATGGCTTGGGG